TATGTCTTTGCCTTTCAACTTACCAACTAATTTATATGGCCCTCCTCCAGAAAGAGATGATACCATATTACCTAACTGCATCTTATTCAAAACCGCTTCAGGGCCCGACTCTCCAATCATGGCATAAGTAGCACCGTTGACTACTGATCCTTCGGCCATTTTGGGAACTGAGGCAATAGCAGCGATCATCGCAGCGATAGCAGCGATAGCCAAAATAGGCCCAACAATAGGAATGTCGGCAACCGCTGACCCTGCTCCTAATATCATGGCATACCCCGATTTTTTTGCCTTGTTATCTTCGGCGGTAGCCATTAAAGCTATCCCGGCTACTACTTTAGGAACCATCTGTATTATCCCGGCCACATATCCCATCCAATTACCCGTTGCTCCTCCTATTGCATTACCCAAAGTTTGAAAAGTCCCAGCCATACTATCTGTCACTGTTTGAAGTGCCTCTGATCTTTTCTGTGCGTCTTCAAGCATCGTGGAATATGTAGTAATAGCATCAGACATAACAGAGACTATTGCAAGTGCATAAGGATTTACTACTACACTTGACTTTACGCCTTTATTGCTTGTTGATTCATAGGTCTGAAATCCTGCCGATTCGTTTGTTTTCTCTGATGTTTTTTTTGTGTAAAGATGTATCTGCTCTGTATAGGATTTTATTGCATCATAAGTATTGAGATTTTTTAAAGCCGCTTTATCAATCCTATTTAATAATTTTTCTGTCTGGACTAACTCGACATTAGCACTGCGTATTGCTTCCTTTTTATCTGACTCATATTTATAAATTTGGGCCTCATAACGCTCTTGTTCTCCTGTGGCAGTACCAATGCGAGTATATAAATCAATTTGCTTGTCGAGTAATCCCGTTTTTATTGCAACGTTTTCGGAACTGCGCTTATGAAAATCTGCTAATGCTTTTTGCTTTTCAATCTCCGTGGCATCGGCATCGGCAATTTTAGCCTTATCACCGGCCATTTCTGCCTCATTTTCAGAGATAGTTATTTGTTTTTCTGCTATCTCATCTTCTATGTCTGCTATTTCTTTTGCATAAACCCTGTATTGTTTTTCAAAAGCAGCTCGATCTTTTTGACTGGTAACTATACCTCCAATGGTCGTCCCCGACTTTTGAAGTAATTCGTAAGATTCTTTATATTGATGGTTTAGATCATAAACCTGATCAGCATATTCTTGTTGAGTAATTAGTCCGTTTTTTAACTCACGGTTAAGGGTGTGTATTTCTGAAAGCGAAGATAGCATTCCTCCTATCCCTACTTTGGCCGTCTCTTTCCGTGCTGCTTTCGCTTCAGGCTGATATGCAATAGCACCTACTTTTTGTCTATCAGCATAATCATCATAAAGCTTCATATCTTCTTTTGCTTGTTTCCAAGCATAAGAAAGAGCTTCAACGGCAGCTACAATAACCGCCAAAGGCCCCATAGCTGTTGCAATACTGGCAATTGCAGTGGGTAATTCTCCAAAACTCCCGGCTATCTCCTTAACGGCGCCGTTTACCTCGCCTGCCCCTTTTTTGTTATCGGCATTATGGGCCTTTAATTTATCCCTAAGTTTTTGAGAGGCTTTTGCAGCATCATCAGCAGCGGATTTAAAACCTTTTGCATCCCCTGTTATCTGCACACCTGCTGTTATACCCCTATTCTGAGACATTGCTTACAATTTTACATTATTCAGAAACTCTTCTTTCGTCATCCGTTCTGCCCTTGTTTCGACCACCTTATTGTCCCACCCAAATTTAAAGAGGTCTTTAGGTGTCTTGATGTTCTTCGTTCCTGCCTGCGCTATAACGCTATAAAAAGATATTAGTCGGGTCTGCTCCCATGATATCTTTTCGTTCTCAACCTTTGCCTCCATTATTGCTTTTATTTCATCCTGGCTCATATCGTCTAGAAAATAAACCGGAGATATACCAATCACTCCCACACAATAGCCATAAGATTCAGAAAGATTTACTTTTTGGGTATTACAGTTTTTTTTTGCTCATCCTTATTTGTAAGAATAGCAATAAAATCAAGTATTACCTGAGTATAATCACTCTCATCAAGCATATCTATAAAGTTGTCATAGGTGTAAGGAAAGTCTATCCCTTTTGCCTTTGCCCCTGCTTTTGCGGTGCAAAAAAGAAATTGAATAGTCTTTTCGGTTGTATTCATTTCGTTTATAGTACCCCCCGAAAGATTTTCGTATTCAATCATAGCCCTCATCGAGAGCCTAATGTAAAGGGTTACATCACCCGCTTTTATTTCTTTAACGTCTAATAGTTGCATAGTTTATGATTTAAAAAGGAAGGCGGAATATCCGCCTATCCCTTATGGTTTTGTAATAAAGTTAAATCCGCAGCAATGTTCGAACGAAACTTTATAAGTAGAGTTGTCACCATCCGGCGCAGTGAGATCATAACTCATTGGATAAAAATATCCACTGGCATATGATGCGCTGGCATTAAATCCAGATGTGATAACATCGCCAATCTTACGCCCAAAATATAGGAGTAGGGCTGTGCGTGCAAGTACCGCAGATATGATCGTCTCAAACGAGCCATAGGCTACCAAGCCATCGGCATCTGCTGTGACAGTAAATCTGCCTGGTAATGAAGATTCATAAACACCACTCTCTTTATCGGTAGTGTTTCGGGATTTTCCCTTGATACTGAGCGTGAAGCTGGTTGCGTGTGCTAATGCTACATTAGATGCAAACAGATAAAGATCAGATCCACTGATTACATTTTCGGCCATAATTTAATAACTAGTTACTATGATGTTAAAAATAAGTTTATTATAATAGACTCCTTCGGTCATTTCATATCCCTCTTCCTGCCCCGTTAATTCAATGCGGTTGCAAGTTATATTATTTATTCGTCCCTGCTTGTTTTCAAGTGCCAATCTTATTTGATAGGCAACATTTTCTACCTGCGTATAATCACTGCCATAGTTCTTAACTGAAACTTTAAACTCATCGGATACCCACCTGTTTTTATCATAAATGGCATCGAGACTATCAATAGTGTAAATTACTACCGGCAAAAGAGTATCCTCATTTATAACATAAGGAAATATCTTATTGCTTACTAAAGCAGTTAACCCCGCTGAATTGCTCAATAGATAATTTACAAGTTTGCCTATCATTTTTTTACCTTGTTTGTCCGTTGTATAAAATTATCAATTGCGTGATACCATTCATTCTCAATTGTATCGTAAATCTTATTCTCTGTCGTTTCAAACGCTCTCTCCATAAAATGAATCCCGACGATCTTACCCGTAGCCCCTGTTCCTTCTTTATGTTTTTTCCTGAACCTTTCCGCTGTCCCATGTTCAAATATATGTCCTAATGACCCCCTTTGCGCCCTTCTTGTCCCTACCAGTGCAGAAATATCCTCTGCCATATATATTGCTCCTATCGACTTAGCCAGTATCCCTTTCCTTCGTGGTACGATATCTTTTGCAGCATTAATAAGCGGTAATGATGCTTTTCTAAATGCGGATGCGAATATCTTTTTTTTATCAAGATTTGAAAGCTCATTGAAAAACTCACTGAGCATCGTTATTTTATCCACATTTATCTGAATATCCATCTTATACTTTTTTGGCTATGCTGTAAACAATATCCGTCCCTATCTTTCTCCATCCGATAAAATTATCGGCATTAGCAGCCCCCGACAAAGTTACTCCTGCTATGTCTTTAGTAAACATCGTTCCCAGAGTCAAAGTATATCCCCCCGTTCCATCAACTATAAGTTCAATAAGCCCGGCATCACCATTGACAACATTAGTCAGATTGACTACTGTATTCCCGGTTACAGATGAGCAAATAAAATCTTTATAAGTCGTTCCATCTATGGCAAGGGGATTTGCAAAGGTAAGAGACTGAAAAGCATCGGCCACTCCTTTTGAGGCGGCTGTCACCAACCCTTTACCGTTTACGGTTATGTCGGCTGATTTAAAGCTGCCAACATTGGAGTTAACTGTATTCAAGGTAAGGGCTTTTGTGCCAGTTACGTCCCCTGTATGGGTTAATTTATCATATATGTCTGTAACATAATCATATAACTCAACAAACATATTATTGAGATATCCGTAAATCAATTGCCAAAAGCCAGGGCCTATCGTTATTCGTGCCATAATTTTTAAGTTAAATATGATTTATTGGTCAAACTTGTGTCATCATAAAGATAAGTGTATGTTGTTATCGCATCGGGAACCATATCATCTCCTGTTTTTATAAGTGATATTTTAAGGCCCTCTTTGCGTCCTATTGTTTCAATGTAAGTAATCGAGTAGCTTGCCGTAGTGTCGTCAAGTTGAACCTTCATTGTTTCAACTATCTCAGACCGATATCTGACGGTTATTTCTCTTGTTTTTTCGTATGTTCGTGCATCATTATTATTCAAAAGGCTGCCTGATATATCCCTTATCTCACATCTTGTAACGAGTGTAGGCGAAGGCCAAGTGTCTACCGTACCTCCAAAATCAGTATTTGCGGCTACCACTTTAGCATAAAAAACAACCTTATGATATAAATTACCTGCTCTCATGCTACGGTATAGTTTTTATAAGGTGCAATGAGATAATCAATGGCAAAAGGCACTTTTACAGCAGATACCCCGATAATAACCGGCTCTCTGACCATGTAAAAATGAGCAATCATAAATAAAATTGCAATCTTCAGCGGCAGCGGTAATACTCCACTTTCAAGAGGCATCCCGGTATAAATCTTATAAGTTAGATCGGTATCAGTCGATAAAAAAGCAGTGTCAACTGTTAATTCGGTATTCGAAACAATAGTTGCAATGTTTTTCACTGGCATCCCCTCAACCTGAATGCTATCTCCTACATGAAGATTTAAAAACTCAGTGTCTACTCCGGTTACATTAACATCATCAATAGACACCTTGCCTACTCCTAGTGCTGATCCTTTAATCTCGTTTAAGATTACAATCTCCGAAGCATCACAAAGCGACTGAATATAATCATCATCATCCGTCCAGTCTACCCGACAATGTTTTTTTGCCTCTGCTAATGTTACATATATGCTCATTTTCTACCTTTTTTATAAAACAGATCCCGAACAACGCTGCCCGGGATCTGAACAGCAAAGAACGCAGAACAGAAAAGTTATGCCTTGATAGCCTTTGCGGAGAAAGATGTGATATAATCATCATATCCTGACCCTGATGCTGCAGAACCTCTGAGACCCTTTGCATCAAAATAAGCATTGATAACCAATCTTACTTCGCCCTTGTTTGCTACGGTGTAAGGGTCAACAGTGATGTCATAACCACCCCACTGACCAATACAAAGATCAGCCCAGTTGCCAAAAACAAGCAGTGAACCGGATGAACCAGCTCCGCAGTCAGCAGGAGCAGCATTGGTAACATATACCGGATAACCGTTCATTTGGTTGTTTTCGAGCAGGAAGCGTCCAACACCTGAAGGCCCGTCAATGATATTTTTGAGAATACCACGTCCGGTAGAGTTGGTGATGTAAGCAAGGTTCTTAGCCTGTACGTTTGCAGTTCCAATGGCAGTTTCCTGAGCTACAACAGTAGCACGGGTAGGAGTAGCAACGGCAACAGGTACACCAGTTGTTATGGCAAATGACATACCACCAGGGGCAGAAGTTGTTTTTGTGGTTTTGCCAAGAATGGTAGATTCAAGTTTGCGGGCAACAGCGTTCTGAATATTGTTATAAAGCAACTGTTCAGCACCGGCACTATCCTGAATGAGAAACAGTTTTGAAATATCCAGCACGGCACAAAGACGTTTTGGCGTCAGTGTGATGTCAGAGAAAGTCCCTGAACTGTCAGTTATTGCGGCAACCTCAGTTCCCCAGTCGGCAGTTGTACCGGCATATGAAGGTATCTGAACATTACCAACAAGGTTATTAAGATAAGTTGCGCCAGCTTTTGTGAAAACGAGCTCATCAACAAGAGGAGGAAGGATAGGCATAATGTCGGTTGCAACAACCTCAGCCCCGTGAGTAGCAGTACCAGCGAGTATCTCGGTACGTTTTTCTGCTGTCATTTCAGCGGGTATCAGGATGTCACCTTTTGCGCTAAGTCCAGCGGTGCGGAACTGAGCGGCGGCCAGTTCTTTTATGCTTTTTGTTGCTTCACTGGCAGGTCTGTTTTCGAGACGTTCGTTAATAGCACGGATAAGAGAAAAAGGAGCGGGTTTTGGAGGTTCAACCTTTTTACCCTCAGCTTTGGGATCAATAGTTTTTCTCTCTTCGGTGCTTATTTTTAACTCAAGTTCCCCGATAGTTGCAAGGTTTGATCTTACAGATGCCGATTCTTCATCAGTCATTGACCTTGATTCGTCTTCTGCTTTTTTAAACAGTTTGTCGTTTGCCTCAAGCAGATTGGCTTTTTTATCCTTTAATTCAAGTAAAGTCATTGTTTTATTTTTTTGATTTATAATAGTTTTGCTGTCTCTTTAACTTCAAGTCAGCTTCAGATAATCCTTTCTTCTCTTCGGGTTGCACGGGAGGTATAACAGGCTCACCACCTGGTTTACTCCGTTCCTCTTCGAGCTTTTTGGCTTCATCCTTAGTTTTTATATCTGTCAAAGACCGTACAGCCACGGTTGTATCTTCATAAGCAGCCCTGTAACATGGGCTCATGTCATATAATTCATCAAATTTGGTAATTATTCTCAGGTAAGTACCATCTTCAAGCGGCTGCCACGAGTCGCCCCCCTCGGCTACCGTAAAGGCAAAAGAACTGGTACGAATATCACCCCTTTTAACCCCTTCGATAAGCTCATTTCCGAGTTCAAAATTTGGTGCATCAAAACTATATTTAACACCTTTTTTATCAATGGTTAGTCCCATTGTGCCTTTCCCGTTTGTTGACCTGGCCAGAACGCCCTTGCTGACATCATGGTTAATGAGGGCCAGAATGTCCGAACGTTCTATAACACCATCAACAGCTTCAGGACGGATAATCTCGCTGAACATACCACCAAGCAAAACAGATTGTTTATTAAAGACAATCCCGTACCCTTCGATATTGCGTGAATTTTCAGTAGATGCAACTCTGAGCTCCGCATCTTCGGTATATTCCCTTATTTCTTTTTCTTTCATTTTTATTGATTTAAAGCGATTACACAAAAACCATTTCCGACCTTATCATCAACGGGCATTTTTTTTATAACTTTTAATCCTACGAAATTACAAGTTTTTACAAGTAAATCCAAATCAAACACCGTAAAATGACCATTCTCATGATCACATATTATCCCGGTGGCAATATCTTTTCTTAAAAGAGACTCATCAAGTTGATCCAAAGTCGCACTTCCAATCTCGTCAAGAAATTTTACAGCATCCCTTTTAATCATTCCTTTATGTCTATTTTCAAGTTCCTGAAAAGTAGTTATAGGTCTTGTCTCACCCGGTACGCATTCTCTTTCGGGTGCAATAATAAAGATATAACCACCTTTTTTTACAACCCTACGCCATTCCTTTAATGCCCTGATAGGATCAAATAAATGCTCTATAACATGAGCTGATATGACATAATCAATACTGGCATTTTCAAGAGGTAATTTTTCAGCAGTGGCAATTATATCAACTTTTGCAGCATGACCACAAAAACCTATTTCGGCTTTTTTGAAAACTGTGTTCATGTCATCCGTAAAATCAACGTTCAGACAATTGGGCAAATGAAAGGGATTGTGAGCCGAAGCCCCTATTTCTATTCCTTTCAAATCATCCAAATATCTATGCGCTATGTCACTATCTTGAAATATCATAACAGCGTTTTTATTACTTCGACCCTTTTTTTGTTAATCTTACTCAGTAAAAGGGTATCCTTTACAAATTGCCATGCCTGATCGTTTAGCTTAACACAATCAACTTCTTTTGCGAGAATAGAGTTAAGGGCGTTATAATAGCTATCCTGATCAGTATATTGAAGCGTGCCAGGTATTTTGCCCCACCATTCGGGGATAATCGAGGTGGCTCCCCAAAACGCAGCCTCAATAAAAGCAATATTTGATTTACACCTGTTAAAAAGCGTATCATTAAGAGGAACCTGAACGGCTGCGGGACGCAAATTTAACCCTGCGTAGAAATATGGCACTACTTCAAGGGCTTTCTGAAATTTCATGTTTTTATGTCGTCCCAAAAAGAACGGCCAATAACCCATATAGGTAAATTCAAATTCCGGTCGCTCTTCCATTGCCTTAACGATTGAAGGAGCATAAAGCATCACATCAAAAACATGAGTGTCAGAGCCACGCCAAAGAATAGTATCATCCCTTTCCGGAAGTGTCCGGTTAATATCAAAAATCGAATCGTTAAAAGCATTTGGAATGACTACAATGTTTTTATTAAAGTCAAAATAGGCTTTTTTCAAGTCGGGCGTTGTTACCGTGACCATATCGGCCATAGTAAGCATCTTGCCTACGTTTTCCCTGACTATCTTATCAGAAAAAACAGGCCACGCCCGGTTTTCGTCTGTCACTGCAAAAAAATCATCATCATAATCAAGCCATAATTTAATGTGCATAGCCTTTAACCGCTCACAAAAGTCAACCATAGATCCCAGCCAGGGCCGTTGCATCATTACAATGTCATAATCATAAATCTGCTCCCATGTATCAGTACGCATCTCAGGCCATGAGATAACCTCAATTAAAAAGTTATTACCAAGTTTTTTACGTAAATCTTTTACTATACCGCCCGAACGGTAAAAACTACAAGTGTGTCCCAAATCAGGGTTAATAATTAAAATTTTCTGCATATCTTATTGTTTTGGTTGTTTGCTCTGTATGTTTGCTGTTAATATGTCTCTTATCATGTCAATGGGATAAAGATTTGTCTGCACATAGCTTGTATCTCCTCCGTCAATAATAGGCTGCCCTATCTCTCTTCTTATTTCGTTTGTGTTATAAACGCCAAGCTGGAACATTTTTGTATAATAATTTGCCTTCGCATCCATGTTCGCACGCAAAAGGATATTAATATCCAAATTCAGGCGGGTTGTTTTTCTCAGGCTGGGGCGCAATAATTTGCGTATAAATTCATTTTCAATCTTGCTGTCAAATGGGCTGATAGTATCCGTTAAAAAGCCTAACTGAAAACTCTCGATATTTGAATAGGTAAGATTTGCACTGTCAAAAACTTTTGAGGGCGAAACACCAAAAAACCGGCAAATCTCTACAACATTAAACTGTCTGGTCTCAAGCATCTGAGCGTCTTTGGGATTAACAGTTACCGGAGTAAACTTTAACCCTCCCTCCATTACTGCTATACCTCCGGGCGTTCCTCCTGTTGCTGTATTAAATGCTTCTGACCATGATTTTTTTATTGCTGCGGCTCCTTCTTTTGTGATCTTACCTTCAGAGTTAATAATACCGGACATATTTGAGCCTGACTGAAAAAATCCATAAGCTGTTTTTTCTGCCGAATCTGAAAGTGTCACCGAATTATCAGCGTGGGTTAAGGTCGAAACTCCATTTATACCGTCATAGGTAAAGTTCAAAATGTGTATCATGTCCTCATCCTCAACAACCATTTCGATTCCTTGTGTATCGGTGTAACTGTAATAAAGAGACTTATCTTCTCTTTGGTAAATTGTTACATTATTAGAGACAAGTTCAAGAGAAATAGGATCACCCAGTTTATTCCTTATAATTCTCAAATAGCCATTACCCTGAAGTAATGTGCGAGCAACCAGCGTTTTCATCATCATATACCTGCCCATCGAGACGTGAGGAGCATAATTGAGCATATAGGACAAATCGCTTATTTCTTGTTTTATCCAAACCCCATTTTTAAATTCAGAAATATTCCAAAGCTGCGAGGCAATAGCATCGGATATAACTTCAACACAGCGATAAACGGTGCTTAATCTCATACTTTGAGATGTCGAAAGTGTTGAGGATAATGAGCCGTATGCCATGCCAAAGCCGTTAGTAGGGGCAACATTAACGGACAAAAGTTGCTGTTTTGCAACTGAATTTCGGGTAAATATATTACCAAACATTTTTTTTATTCTGTTCTCTGGCATATCAATAAATATTATATCCTTTATTGTTTCCGGCATCAGCCATATAAGCGGCAAGGGCCTGCAACATAGCTATGACACCATCTATTTTTTTGCTCTCTTTCAGTTTGTCGGGCTTTACATTACCGTTTCCGTCCCTGCGAAGCTCTACGTTTCTAAGGCAATATTTTGTAACCGGATTCTCTTGTATAAATACCCTTTTGCTTAACATCAGCCTCTCAAACTCCTTTGTGCAACCGTTGAAATTTGCAAGTGTTTGACTAAACGGTTCAAGGTTTATCCCCGCATCGGTTGCAGAGATAGCCCACTGAGTAGCATTGTATTTATCATAATAACCCAAACGCAGGTAACTTTTTTCATTTACCTCTTTCTGATTTTCAAGAATATAATTGTAATCGACCACGTTACCGGCGGTTATAGCAATGAATTTACTATTTACCCAACTCTTGTATAACTCCATGTCGGCGTGGATATTCCTTTTTTCGAGTGTTTCACGAGGTAAAAAATAATTATTGAAAAAATAAAATATCGACTCCTCCCCCTCTCCATCTGTAAGAAGATAAGATACAGCCGTAAGGTCAACATTACTCGATAAGTCACAACCCATATAACAAGGTCTTTCTGGATTTAAGTAATCAAAGATATTCATTTTTTTGCTCGCAGCAATAATATATTCGTCCGGAATCCAAATACTTGACGAATCACACCACAAATTTAAGTTTTTTGTCTTGATACCAACCTCATCGGCTGGTTGAAGTGCTGCCTGAGCTACTTGCGTCTGTAAATATTTTTCTGTAACAGTTACCCCCAAATTAGGATTAGACTTCATCCAGTTTTTAGGGTCTTTCCAGTTATCTCCCTCGTCCATTGCATAGATTATTCCTAAAAATGTATCGTCCTTTTTTTGACCTGCTGCTATTTCAGTAGCTAATAAATGCAGGTCCCAGCAAGGTAATGATTTATCAAAACCTGCTGTGGTAATGGTAATAAGAAGCGGATTTTCCCTAATACCCTGGGATGACCTAATTACATCCCTAACCTTTGTACTTCGAGCCTCATGATATTCATCAATAATACCCAAACTACAATCATATCCATCAAGTTTATCAGCATCAGATGCAAGCGTCTTAATCATACCTGGCTTTTTTTTGAGTTCAATGTCAGCCCTCATTAATTTAAACTTTGTGTGTTTTGCGTCTATACCTTCTGCAAATCCCTTGACAAAAGCAAAGTCTATCTTTGCCTGATCCTTTGCGTTGGCTGCTAATAAAACAAGGGGAGCTGCTTCCCCTTCCTTTGCTAAATGATAGATTGACAGAGCCGCAACAAAGGCAGTTTTGCCTTGTTTTCTTGCCATTTCAATATATGCCGTTTGAAATCTTCGCGTCCCATCCGGAAGATAAAAACCATACAGATTAGCGATAATAAATAATTGCCATGGTTCAAGTAAAAAGGGCTTACCGGCATGTTTGCCGGTAAAGTGTTTCAGTTTGGAAATATAGTTTCTTATTTTTAAAGGCTCCTCTTCATCAAATGTCCATGCGGGGTTTTTTAAATCGGAGATAAATCGAGATACGGCATTCTTCAGGTTAATACCTGCGGGTATTTTATTGCCAAGTACATTATTACAATACTCCATTACCTCGTCCAACATATGATAATATTGCTATTTTTCGCAATATATTACTTTTTATTCAATTCTCGGTGTGCTTCCTTATGACAATCTATGCATAATGACTTTGTATTATCGTAATCAAATGCCAAACTTTCTTGCTCTTCTTTTGTCGTTCCGCTTTCCCATGGTATGATATGGTGAACCTCTTCAACTTGTTTATAAATGCCCTTTTTTATACACTCCTCACAAACAGGATTATTTTGACATTTTAACTCCCTTAATGCTTTCCACCTCCTGTCTTGATAAATGCCTTGAAATAATGCCTTTGCCAATGTGCGAGGCTTATCTATCCCCTTTTGCTTTAAATTGATAGTAGGCATTATTTGCAAATTGTCATCCTAAAATAGATTAAATCACCCGATGTGTTAAATCCCATGACTACTTTTTTATCATCGTTACTCAACACGTCTCCACACTCTGTTGTATTATAATAATAAGTCTCAATACCCTGTATCACAATAGTTTGACAAGTTTTACAACTTTCTTTTTTGCAACTTATAAAAGATAATACAAGTACCAAAATCACAATTAATTTTTTCATATCTGCGTTTTTAATTCAGTCCAATTATACCCCAAAATACAGTATCTTCATAAGTCTTTTTTTTCTTTGGCCTTTTATGGCGTTTTTCAAAGATGACTTTATCAAGGAGTTTGTTTTCTACTTCGGTACGGGTTCCCCCTTCAGCATAAAAAGACATATAGACTCCGTAATAACCGTTTTCGTCCCGGTCAATACTCATCTTGCTTATTATGTCTTTTACCTTTGCCATACCGCAAATATATGAAATTCAAATAACAAAACAAAATAGCGGAAGTTACTTTTCTTCGCTTCCGTTATCCGGCACTGTTTGATACTTTTTACCCTGTGCCTGAGATTATCTTTTTAGTCCTCCCCTACTTGCATCGTAAGGATTCCTATTTTGGGGATTGGGATATTTCTTTTCACAACGAGATATTTCACATTTCATAATTTCTATTTCTCCAATAAGTTCATTTATCTTTGCTTGTAATTCCTCAATATTATCGGAAATAGCAGGAGTTGTTGACCAAATATGCATGTCCAATTTATCCATTTTCTTTTCTTTTTACGCCCGGAGGCTATTGATTAATCATTGGTTTTTGAATAAACGTCTTTTCTGTTAACCGATAAATAGCTTGGCGTTAATGGCTTGTTAAAACTCATTAAACTAAGCCAA